CATTAAAGAAATTAGGTGAGGATATTGGGCAGAAGGTTGGGATCGACACCATACGCTCTAGCCGATGGCTGAAGCAACAGTTTCAATTTCTTAATTTAGATTTCCCGGAAACAGATTTAGGTAATCCTAATTTTGATAAAGAATTTATGGCAGACCATCCGCATTGGTTTCCACGAGCAGTCCACCAGATTAAACACAAAAGAGATTTGGCCGAAAGATTCTTGCACAAGTTTATCTTGAAATATGAATACAAGGGCCGAGTATACCCATCCGTTAACCAGTTCCGAAGTGAATGGGGTGGTGCCCGGTCGCATCGTTTCAGTTACAGCGACCCACCTCTCCAGCAAATGCCTAGCCGGGATGATGAGCTCGCACCTCTCGTCAGGTCGTGCTTTATACCAGAGGAGGGTGAAACATGGTACAGCATTGATTACCAACAGCAAGAATACCGACTCATTGTTTTTGTAGCTGAATTAATAAAGAAGACAGGAGCTAAACGTGCTGCCGATATGTATCGCAATGATCCGAACACTGATTTCCATAATTATGTTGCTGAGATTACTCGTCTTCCTCGACGAAGAGCTAAGGACGTCAACTTCGCAAAGTCTTATGGTGCAGGGGTGGCTAAGTTTGCCCTCATGACGGGTATGAGTAGGGAAGAGGCCGAAAAGACAATGAAGCAGTATGATGAAACACTGCCGTTTGTACGTGAGGCCTCGGAGCATTATGCACGGTTCGCACACAACAATGGATACATCAAACTAATTGACGGTGCTCGTAATCATTTCAACCAATGGGAACCAAGCCTCCGGAACTTTGCCTTGGAGTATGAATATAAAAAGAAAAATGATAAGATTTATACATTGCCATGTGATGAAGAGGAAGCAAAGCGCCGTAAAGAGGATCCCAAACATCCATGGTATGGCGAAAGAATGAAGAGGTCGTATACGCATAAGGCTTTTAACCGAATGATTCAGGGCAGTGCTGCACGACAAACAAAAAGAGCTATGCGTGACATATATCGGGCAGGCCATCACATGTTGTTACAGCTTCATGATGAACTTGCATTCAGCTTTGATAGTCCTGATAAAGCACGTGAATGTGCCAAACTCATGGAAGAAGCCGTCTCAGCTATTACGATCCCAATGCTGACAGATATCAAATCAGGGCCTAGTTGGGGTGAACTTAAGAAACAAAAATAATTTCTGTCACTGACTTGCTTTCTGTTTGCAGATGTGCTATATACAGAATCGTTAATAGATGTCAACATAGGAGACAAGTATGTCTATTCCTGGTGCCACCACTCCGACCCCGAACCAGCCAACCGCTGTCAAGAAAGAGCCAGTGAAGGTTGCCGATACTGGCGAAAAGAAGGAGAAAAAGGCCAAGGTCAAGAAGGAAGGTGCTACCCCGAGACCCCGGCTCCCCACGTTCCCTGATGAGCACATTATTACTGTGCTGAAGGAGAATGCCAAGACGCGGGGTGCCAATGATCGGTTCAATGTTTACAAGACCGGGATGACTGTGAAACAGTATCTCGATACTATGTCTGCTGAGCCGTGGGATCGCACCAATGGGCAAACTTTTGCTGATATGCGATGGGACGCAGACCACAAGTTCATCAATGTTGGGACGCATACGGTTGAAGTACCGAAGCCAGCTCCGGCCCCTGAGAAGCAACCTGCTGCTTGAGAAATCGACCCCGTTAATCTGGTTAAATTAACGGGGTCTTTTTATGGGGCTCTGTCATGAAACTTATCGTTGTAGATACTGAAACGTCCGCTCTTCCTGAGCAAGGCGGACAAATACTAGAGCTGGCATGGATTTCCTTATGGCATGGAAACCAAGGCTGGGAGCCAATATCCTGCTATGAAACATATGTCCAATATTCGGGTCCAATCGACCCAAGAGCGCAAGCCAGTCACCATATTCGCGCGGACCAGCTTACCGCGGAAAGAGGAGCCGTTACGCGTGAGCAAGCAGTTCGTCAATTTCTTACTGAGGTTCAGCCTGATTCTTTCGTTGTGGCTCATAATTCTGATTTTGATTCTAAGTTCCTTCCAGAGGTTCAAGCCCCTTGGATCTGTACTTACCGGGTGAGTAAGCATATCTGGCCTGAAGCACCCGGTCATAGCAATCAAGTTCTGCGCTACTGGCTCGGTGTTAAACCTGATTTGTCTATGGCTTCTACCATTAAATCCCGGCAACCACATCAAGCCCTATATGATGTGGCAACGACTGCCGGTATTTTAATAAAAATGCTGGAAAGATATTCACCGTCTGAATTGTATACAATCACTCAAGGGCCAAATAAGCTGAGGAACATTGGATTCGGTAAACATAAAGGCATGAAGTTTGAAGATATACCTCGTGATTATTTGGCGTGGCTACGAGGGCAATCGGAACTAGATCCAGATTTGAAATTTACATTGGATTCTATCTTGCATGGTCAGTGACGGCGGATTAAGAAGCGTATTCCGCCAACAATTTCGTGCATGGCAGTGGACCTCTATAGAGACAGCGTTCTCTGCCAGTGGTGTCCCAGACTCAGAGTTCTGTACTCCAACTGGCGTAACTGGTTGGGTTGAGTTTAAGAAGACACATATCTATTATGTTCAGGTCAAACCTTTCCAAGTAGCGTGGCTCATGCGTCGTTGCCGATATGGTGGCAATGCGTGGATAGCTGTCCGTCGTTTACCTAAAGCGAAGAAATATAATGGGGCGGATGAGTTATGGCTCATGCGCGGGGACCAAGCTGAAGCCTTACATGCGCGGGGTTTAGAAGCTGTATCTGGCTGGATGTGGGAAGGTGGTCCCTCACGGTGGAACTTCGAAGAAATAGCGTCTTTGTTATCTAGCTAGTAATCCTAGGTTGGGTGTGGTAAAATGCTTTACAGCATCAAACATAGGAGATTAAAACTGAATGCCAAAATTATTCTCTATATCCATTAAGGTGGAGGAGATAGCCGTTGGCCGTGTAATGAGCCTATTACATCATACGGCGGGGGTCGCTAAACTGGACCTTGACATGGGGGACGCCAAGCCGAAACCTAATGGTAAGGCTCCTACTTATACTGGAAAACCCAAGAAGACTTACGAAATCCAAAACAAGGATTTTTTGATTGGGGTTCTAGCCAAAGCCAAAGGTCCCATATCAGCCAAACAGCTTAAAGAAGCCTTTACTGAAGATGGCCGTGGTCCAGCTTCAGTAAATTCACTAGTTTGGTTATTGAAGAATGAGGGGTTACTCGGTAATACAGGTGATGGTTGGTTCCTCACCAAAAAGATGAAGGACCGGTTACGCCATAGGGTGTCTAGAAAGGCGGCGAAGCATGGTTAAAGTTCACATCTACCGTCGCAACTATCGGTTCATCGACAAAGACCCCATTTTAGATGCTGCCCGAACTATGGTCAGGACAGATGAAAAGCTGTCCAATAGCCGGGCAGAAAAGATAACAGGAGTTAAAGCCGGTACATTCAAAGGATGGTTTGACGGAGGAACCCGTCTTCCACAAAATGCGACTATCACACAAGTCGCTGCGGCTCTTGGCTACGTGCGCCGTGATGAACTAAAGCCAGACGGTCAAGTAGTTGTTGGGTTCATCAAGGCTCACAATACCAAGTTAGACTTTGAAAAGGAAATTGAAAAGCAAGCCAATTGGCTGTTGAAGCAAGGGCTGAAAAAGAAGCGTTCCACTCGGAAAAGGAAAACCAATGGCGGTTAAGATTGAACATTTGAGGAAGTGCAAATGCGGCTCCGGATTATGGAGCCAATGGTACTATGACGCTCGTGGTATCGAGCTAGAAAAGGCTTGCGAAAAATGCTGGCCTGAGGAAAGGAAGAAATGGAGGCAGGATGTTTTGGAGGATCCTAACTACGAAGCTTACGAAGATATCGAAGAAGAATAAAATGAAAAATCTTAATCGTTATATTCCAGGACTTTCTTGTCCCGCCTGTTATGAGACATCAAACGAAAAGATGTTATTTGCAGAAGAGGTTAGGAACGCGTCATCGAGGTTCTGTGAAGCTAGTATCTGCTCTGCGTGCGGTGTTGAAGAAGCCTTTCGTGGTTTCTTCTGGCGTGAAAAGGCTTTACAGCGTGGCTTCAAATTAAAACCAGGAGCTTACGAAACATATGATGGACCCGAGATTTAAGCATCAAGGAACAGCGGTAGAAATACTAGGACGGAATGACTTCTTTGCTCTTATCATGGAGCAAGGCACCGGCAAATCACGACCAGTGATTGATGATTGGTTGGCAAGAATCACTCTTGGTACGGCACAGGATCTAGTCGTACTAGCACCGAAAGGGTGCTATCTTAATTGGATAGGCACCAGTGAAGAACCCGGCGAATTAGATAAATGGGTGCCTGAGGAAAGAAAGCCTGCTATTCACATCGTGGCGTGGATAAGTGGTGGGAATAAATCACAACAGCAAGCCTTGGACGATGCACTCCATGTGCGAAGGCCAAGGTTCCTGGCAATGAATATCGAGAGCCTTAACCGGGAGGGGGAGGCCCGCAGGTATCTCTTCAAATTCTTGCATGGGCGCAAGGTCATTGGCGTGATTGATGAATCCACCACCATTGCCCATGAGTCTGCGGCACGAACTAAGTTCATACTCGATAAATTGGCGAATCACTTTGTATCCCGGCGAATTCTTACTGGATTGGTTGCCCCGGAAAGCCCGATGGATTTATTCACTCAATACTATTATTTAGACTGGAAGATTATAGGGCAGAAAAGCTTCTGGGGATTCAAGAACCGATATGCTGTTATGGAGCAGATTGATTTCCGGCCCATGGCGCAACGAGTCGGAGACAATCAAAATAGAAAGCCGTTTAGAAAAGCCTCTATTATAGTTTCCTATAGGAACTTAGAGGAACTCAACCAAAAAATCATGAAGTCCAGCTACCGGGTCACAAAAGACCAAGTGCTGGACCTGCCGCCTAAAATTTACCAATTTTGGAATGTAGAGTTAACCGAGGAACAACACCAGATATATCAGCAGATGCGTGATATTGCCATGGCTAAATTAGCCGAAGGTGTGTTCAGTACTGCCAGCATCAAGCTAGACCAACTTGGAAAGATGCAGCATATCCTTTGCGGACATGTTCGGCAAGAGGATGGCACGTTGTACGATATACCCGAAAACCGTACTCAGGCTGTGGTTGATATACTTCACAACCATGCTGGGAAGGCTATTATCTGGGCACCATATCCACAAGCATTAAGAAAGATAACAGCCAAACTTAGACAGGAATTTGGTGATGATTCCACGGTTAGCTTCTGGGGAGAAACTACACTTGACGAAAGGCTCGAAGCTCGTAGCCGTATTCAATCCGACGAATCGTGTAGATTTATCGTTAGTAACCAGAGCGTTGGAAAGTTTGGTAACACTTGGACAGCCTGCAATCTTGTTATCTATTACGCAAACTCTTTCGATAACGAAGACAGGCAACAGTCTGAAGATAGAGCACACCGTATCGGACAAACCAAGTTCGTCACCTACATTGACCTCCGAGCTAGAGGCACCCTAGACGAAAAGCTAATCCACACCCTTCGCAAAAAGATAAATATGTCGGCAACTCTACAGGGAGATAAGTTCAAGGAGTGGCTAATATAACACAAAGAAATTGCTGGTGAGTTTTCATTGCTGTATAATATAGGTGCGATAGGGGCAATTTATGGAGGTGAAAAACCCTTAGATGTCCAACGCAGAAGTATATGAGGAGTACCGGTCGCCCAAGCGACGTGGACCAAGTGCTGCTCCTAGGGATCCGGATAAAGTTTTAAAGATCATAGACCTACGGGATAATAAAGAACTAAGTTGGGGCAAGATCTCTGAGGATATAGGAGACAGCCGCCAAGGTCCATACCTCCTTTATAAGAAGTGGTACGATTGGGCCAGAGACATAGTAAATAAAAAAAGCGAGGAATAAGAAACTAAAGCCTCGTATATAGGAGTCTCAGCCTAAGCTGCTGGCTCAATACATATATTGTTTGTCCATCTTTGCTTGGGAGAAATGCAACCCCCGACCGTGTCACTGTAGCTGGGCCGGATAGTGGTTGAAACGGTGGCACTGGAAGTTGTGTACTTGACCATGTGCTCATGGTAGCTAACCCTTTGTTTTTACAGGAATTTTAAAGAAGCCCGTGGGTAGGCGTGAATCTGGGGGGGTATAGGGGTAGCACCCGGTTCTCGTAAGCGGCTTACAGCAGGCTTACAAGTCCGTCTAAAATGGCTAGAACC